CACGGCCGAGCCGATAGCGCCCACCCATCCCGCCACACTTGAGCCAATGGCAGACGCAACCTTGCCGGCTCCTCCCGACACGGCACCTGTTGCGTTCGCCGCCCCTCCGGCCGCCGCCCCTGCCCCGGATACCACCGCTGAGGACGTACCGAACACCGAGTTGATAGCCTTGCCGACACCGCCGATACTGCCCACCAGGTCACCCAGTGATGCAATCGCCTTCTTGACGCCGGCCTCAATAAACAGACGCGTGACTGCCTTGCCCGCTTCCTCGAACGTGCCAACGAGCACGTCCTTGAGTTTGCCGCCCTCCCACATCAGGTCCGCTATGCCCCGTGACAGATCGGTTTGGATCGTTGAGACCTGGTTGCCGAGTTTGCGCCAACTGCTCTCGCTCTTCTGCGCAATAGTTCCGGTTACAGTTGCGGCGCGCCGCTCAGCTTCGATCAGTGCCTCATGGACGCGCGCAACATCAAGGTCAGACGCGCGGTTTATATCACGAAGATCACGCATCCGGTTGTAGGCTGCGCGGAGCTTGCCAACTTCCTGTTGTAGCTCCACCTGGGGCGTAACCCCGACATTCTTCATGATCTGGGCCGCTTCCATCCACGTCCCTTTGATCGCCTTCGACCAATCGACTTCAGCGACTTGGGCCTGCACCTGCCCGAGGCGCTCAATTTCGCCGCGTAGCAACGCTGTGCGGAATGCGGTATCGTCAATTTGCGCCGCATGTAGTTCTAACTGCTTACCCCACGGCTTACCGGCCTCATGAGCGTCAACAATCGCGTCGGTCGCCTTGCGGATCGCAGCCTCACCGCGCGACACGGCTTCTTTCCGGACCAACTCCTGAAGCGTCATTGTACGGACGGCTTCGGTGTGCTCAGTAACCGGTGGTGTGGCGCCCGCTTGCGCATTCCGGTACTCTACAATTCCGGTCTTCAGGTCAATGACGGCTTTGTGCGAATCCTGCCATTGCTTTTTCAGTTCGTACAGTTTGCGGGTGTACTGTTCCCAACTGATCTCGCCGCGCTTGAACTCCTGGTACAGCGCTCCCACTTCTTTACTGAGGCCCTGTTGCCGCAGTGCGGTTTCCAGGATCGATATGTCTTTCGTGGCCTCCGCGTAGTCATCTACAGCCGAGCGGATATTGACGAAACTATCGTAGATCTTCTTTCCGCCCACCAAGACAATCGGAATCGCCGCGGCCCATCCGAGTAAAGCCAGGCGCCCCAACCCGAGCGCTCCCGATACCTTCGTAAGTGCTCCAGTGAGCACGCCGAAGTTGGTAATCATACTGCCAACCAGCCAAATAGCCGGAGGTAGCGCCGCCACAAAGACCCCGACTCCAAGCGCCGCGTCCTGTGCGGCCGGAGATAGTTTTGCGAAGCCATCTGCCAGACTCGTGGCCTTCGCGAGCAGTGGATCAAAGAAATCCGTCATGATCCGCTTGGCGTGCGGAGCGAGCACCTTTCCGATGTCAGCCAGAGTGAAGGTGATCTTGTCTTTGAGGTTCGCCCACAGCCCAAGGATAGTTTTGGACTGCTTTTCCATCAGCCCGCCAAACCGAGCGTCCATCTCCGCTAGTATTCGCGGGACGGTTGTTGCGGACGATACGGCACGGGCCTCCACTGCCTTCATTGCGCCGGCAACGTCGGTATTCAGAACCTTAGCGAGGATCTCCCACGCGGGGATGCCTGCCTCGGCAAGTTGACGCATCTCCTGGGATTGGATCACGCCCTTTTGCTTCATCTGCCCGAGAGCGAGCGTAACCCGGTCGATATGCTCCTTTCCGCCGCCGATAGCAGCAGTCAAGTTCCCGATGGTCCGCAGAGTGGGAATTACATCCTCTGACGCGAACCCGAACGCCATAATGCGTTTCGAAGCGTCAACCAGTTCCGGGAACTGGAATGGTGTAGTCAGCGCAAGTTTCTTGAGGTCTTCAAGGTGTTTCTGCGCCGCCTGTTCTGACTTCAACATCGTTGTGAAGGCTATGGACGCATACTCCATATCCCCGGCGACCTTCAGGGCCGCCACGCCAACACCAGTGAGAGGGGCAGTAATCCCGAACGTGAGCTTGCGCCCGATAGAACTGACATCTTCACCGAACCGCTTGATTCGCCCAGACGCCTGAGACAACTTCTTGTCGTAGTCCAGAGTGTTCGCGCCGATTCGGATGAGTAGATTTGCAAGAACGCCCATGCTTAACTCCTGAGTCCGATTTCCTTGTCTGCGATAGCGAACGCGGCTTCCGGTTTTGTGCCGGCGTCTAATTCCCGCTCAACGATGGTTAGCCAGGTCCGCACGTTTTCAGCCGTGAGCGGCAACCCTTGTTGCTGGCCTCCGCGCGCGATGAATTCAAACAAGCCTTCCCCCGGTTGCCGGTGGAGGCCCATTTCACCTAATGCCTGCTCGACAAGCCGAGCCGTGCGCTCATGCGCCCATTCGCTTCGTAGAAGCCGCGAGTAGCAGAACTCCGAGAGCGTTGGTTGCACCTTTGGCTTGCGGCGAAAGAGTTTAAATCTCATGACGTGATCCGCCTTCCCTAATCGTTTAAACGTCTTTGGTTCTGTAACCAGGTTTTCCAGGTTTTCGCTTAACCCCAACCGTATTGAGCAAAACTGCGCAACGTGAAAACACCCAACGTTTACGGGAGAATCGCGAGTACACCACGGCTAGGTGCTAAAACGTGGTCAACGTCTGGAAACTTGGTCTCACGCGCGAGATACGGCCCACGCGGTATCCGTCGATAGGGGTGTTACTTTCACACCCCCCTACCGGGTTGTGGGCGCCGCGGGCCGCAGGTTACCGCACGGCGCCCCAGGCGCGCGGGGAGAACCATGAAAGAGCCGCGCACCAAACTGAAAGGCGAATCAGCAGTATTTCAACAGGTCTGCAATCGATCCGCCCTGCTCTTTGAACGCAAGCACGCGGGCGTCCGGATTCGCCGGAAACAGAACAAGGCTCACTTCGCGAATGATGCCTTTAAGAATCACACGCACGGCACCATCGTAGGCGTGTTGAACCAGTTGCAGTCCAATGGACAGGCCCTTGATAATGCCCTTCTTGAGCCGACTGTACGCCTCACGGCCTGCCGCGGTCTCCAGATCCAGTTTGCCCTTAACCAGCACGCCGGCCGGGGAGTTTTCGAGCCGCCCGATACCCACAGGATCATCACGCTTGTGACTCCAGAGTAATGGCACTTCTTTCCCGTTGTCCTCGCTGAAGGCGCCGGGTTCGATGCGGTCCCCCTGAGAATCGATATTGCCATAAACGCTGGCGATGCCTTCAAAGGAGCCATCCTCGGATACGCCCTTGATTTCGAGTTGTAGTTCTTTATCCAACTGAGACCTCCTGAACCGCAGGGAGCATATTTGCCGGCCGTAATAACGTATCGGTTCCGGGCATCTCTGGTAGGTTCTCCCAACGGCGAACGTCCGCCACGGTGAGGAATCCGGCCGTGAGTCCTTTGCTGTACGCTTCGTACCGGGTCGCTTGGTCCGCGCGTTGCAGTGCCGACATATCAAACTCACAGAAGAACTGTGTCCGGGCGGGGAATAGTTTGAGGTTTATTTCTGACTCAAAGTTCACTAGCCACGGCCGGAGCGAGTGTTGCAGGAAGGAAAGTTGTTCCTGCTCGGAATTGCTGTACGTGCTTCTGGACAGGTCGCCTATCATCGTGGGACTGACGCGGAACCATCGCGCAATTTCTTGCACGCTGAACTGGCGGGATTCAAGAAACTGCGCATCCTCCGCAGAGAAACCCACGGTGACAACATCCAGGCCGCCATACAGCAAGACCGTTTTTCCTGCATTCATTGCGCCGGCGAATATATTGTCAAAATCTTCGCGTATCCTTCCCGGATCTTTAGGGGTAGTCGGCATCTTCAAGAGAACCCCCGGCCGCGCCCGGTTACGGAACATCGAGGCCCCGTATTGGTCTTGTGTAGCCGCAAGCGCTACGCCTTGTCTTGCCAGACCGATTACAGACAAGCCCATGATGCCGTTCAGGGAAGGCCCGCGTAGGTGCAAAACGTCCTCGAATGGAAATGTTTGCTTAGCGCCGCCGCGGTGATATTCGTACTCAATCCGCCCACCGTCTGTCTTGACCGCTACCGACTCGGGTAACAGAGGCCAGAGTTTTCGGGGCGCGCCGTCTGCATCCCGTTCGATGACGCTATAGGCATTACCCCAACCCAAGACGTGCAACATGGATTGCGCCCGCCATGTGTAGGAGGTCTGATAGTCGTTCGGTTGATCGTGGAGTATCCCGTAGACCGGATGTTCGGGCGCCTTAAGTTTGCCGTTCTCGGTGTGTCGGAAGGTGAACAGCGGAAGCGATGCTACAGATTCGGAGAGCAGGCGCATACAGGCACAGACAGCGCTTACGGCCAGCGCGCCCTCTGGCGTTACCTCCACGCCCGCGTACGTGTCACGAATCCCCAACACGTCCTTGAGCCACGGTTGTGGATTCTGAAAGCCGCTCGTACCCTTGCGGAAGAAATTCTTGATAGTTTCGAGCATAGGGGTTGTGGGGGGCGATCGTCTCGACCGCCCCCACGAAGATTATTCCGCCTATACGGTGATGCCGCTCATTACAGTGAACGCGGCCGGCTGGAACGCCTGAACATCCGCCCGGAGAGTCGCCCGGATGAGCGTCTGGTCTTTCTGGAACGAGCTATACACCGTGCCGGAGATGTTGTACGCGCCTTCCCTCGCAACCTCGATGGTGAGGTTTCGCCGCATCCCGATAGCAAGCTGGTTCCACTGGCCGATGAAAGCGAGGGATTCATCCTCGCCTGTGCCCAGGTTGACCGGAACCTGATTGGTGACGTACTTCGTGAGCGCGGCCCAGTCCACCGGCATGGCGAGGGGTGTCTTGTCGTCGCTCAAGCCCGTCTTGAGTTTCGCCAGCGTTTCGGCCGTACGCGCGGCGTAGATGGCCGCGTTCGGTTCGAAGTTGTCCTTCCGTACTTCGTAGATGGCGGTAAGGAACTTATCGAAGTCCGCGGGAGCGCCCACACTGGCCACGGTGTTAACGCCAGTCAGTCCGTTCAGGCCATGCGGTTCCGGGGCAACCCCGCTGCCACACAGAGCCGTGTAATCGAATTTCAGTGCCATCGCCTGGGCGATGATCTGTTCAATGACGGCATCCACGTTGCCGGCGTCTTCAAGCAATTCGTTGTTGACCACCACGAGCGCGGCCAACTTGCGCGCCGTGAAGGTGACCGAATCGAGCGCCGCATCACTGGCCGCAATCTCCCCGGCCTCCCCGTACCAGCCCGCCGTAACGTCCTGAGTCACACGGGCCATTTTTAGGGTTGCGCTGTCCATCGGCACAGTGACGGCGCCTGCCCGCATGACCGCAGCCAAGTTGCGCGCCCGGTCGATCACGCGTGCGGAAATCGGCGTTGGAATCAGGAGACCGCCTGCCGTGACGGGACTGGAGGCCATCGCCTTCATTTCGAGATCGGCGCCCGCCCACTCACCCGTGATGTATCCGCGCAGCAAGCGCCCGATGCTCAACCCGTCGTACTCTGCCGGGTACGTACCCTTCACGGCGTCAACAAATCGTTCGTCCGCCTTGAGAATCACCGGGCCGGCCGTGGGTCTCGGGGAGTTGAGCGATTCCAAGAACCGTTTACGGCCTTCCGATTCCCAAGCCGCCTTGATCGCGTCCACTTCAGATTTCAGCGTTTCGAGTTGATTCTTTTCGGCGTCGTTTGGGCCGCGGTTCTCGCTGGCGAGTTTCGCCACCAGCGCGGTAAGCGCCGCCTGTTTCTCTACGATCTGATCGTATGCGTTGAGTTTCATTCCAAGAAGCAGGCATCCTCTCGACGCCCGCGATATCACGATTGCTACGCTTCGCGGTCCCACGGCCGCGTGCATCCCTTCTTAACTTCCCCCCAATCGGCATCAAAGCGTACGGCCGTTCCCTTGTGCTGGTGGCGACAGGGGCCGGAACAGTAACGTTCATGCGGACGGACAGGTGCTCCGCAGTTGCGGCAGACGTGCCGCGATGGTTGACGCGTGCTCACGGGCGGCTTATCTCCGAATCGACCGCCGCTAACATGGCCGCCCTACGTTGCCTCCGGTTCTGTGCTGCCTTTTCCCGATACGCCCGCAGTTTGGCTCTATGCTCCAGAGTGCTTGAGTAAATCTCACCCGAAGGGAGCACTTCGAGCACTCCGGCCCGCCTGAGTTCGTCTATCAGCGAATCCACAACCCGCCGTTCCACGCCCGCTATCCGTGCCAAGTGGTCACGGTCTACGGGAAGCTTTCCGTCTTTCGAGTGCAGTTCGGTGATGAGCGAGATATCAAACCAGAGGCCACGCGCTGCAATTGACGCGCTTCTCAGACACAGGTACTCTTTCGCGTTGTCCATGCTGTTCTTTGGGGTTTTTAGAGAATACATATCTTCTCTTCGGGTCCGGTTAACCATGTGGGGTTAACCGAGGCAGTTAACCGGAGGGATAACCGAATCAGCGTCACGTTGCCACCTGAAACACGCTCCCGATTCTTCCGGCGTTCCGCCGCAAATTTGGGATTCATCGGATGTTCTGGGCTAACTTCAACTTGCACTCGAAAGAAGTACACTCGCATCCACGGGGGATACCTTGGAACACTGTGCTCATCCCTTCGGTTGCCTACCTTCCGTTTAAACACACGTCTCGTGCGTCTCATTTTATAGGAGTGGGTAGTTAGCAGCGGCCTATGGGTTGCACCGAAATACCAAGCGCCGCTTGCCCTTCCCGCCCTAACGATAGCAGGCGGAACCCCAGAAAAGTCAAGACATGCGCAGTATTTTTTTAAGATACAGATACAGAAACAGAAACAGAACTACCGTGACACGAGTCACTCTTTTCAATCGAGCAAACCTTGCGCACGATTAAGCCACTTTGGGGGAGCCCAAGCATTCCTCTATGTTCCACGCCGTCTCCGTCTCCGTCTCCGTCTCCGTGCGTGCCTTGCACGTGATCTACAGGCGAAAGTCTACAGATCAGAGCCTCTAACGTATTTGTATTCGTGGGAGGGTCACGGCATTCGTCTGCTCGCATCTGCTTGCAAGCCCAACAAATAGCAAAGGTCCTCGGCTGCGCCGGGGACCTTTGCTATTACTACTCGCGCGTTGCAGCGCGCGGGTTGCGCCGCAACAGAAGCGAGGCAGGATGAAACGACGTAGAAGCTGTGGATATCAGGAACGTACAGAACAGCCAGCGGCAGACCGCCATCAGGACGCGCGACTCCGCAGGCCCGAGGATCTGAAGAACCAGAATCACCCGAGAAACTAACGGGAGCCGTTCAACGTGGTTCAGTAACGCGTGGCACTGATTACAAATAGCGATCAGGTTCCGGAGGGCATCTGTTCCGCCGTGCTCGATCTTTAAAACGTGGTGAATCTCCAGTTTGCGGTATATCCGCTCAGGTCGCGAGCACAACAGGCATTGGCGATTCTGCGAGTCCTTTACATTCTCGCGACGGTTCTTCCAAAACGAAGCGTGTAGGCTTTTCACTGATGCCCCCGCGGTTGCGTTTCACGGGTTAAATCGCGAACCGGGCGCATTCCGCGACGTTTGACAACTACGCCCTTTCTTAAAGTGAGCGTACCGCGCTCCACCTTGGAACCATCAAGCAAGCGGAAATAGAGCCTCCGAGCAAAGTCCTCCTTTAACTCTTCCAGGTTGAGCACAAATTCAAGTTCCCACTGGCTAACGATGTCGTCAATTGCGGCTTTTGCCTGCGATGTGGCTTTCTGTGTTAGCGGTTCTCTGTTTAGCATATAACGGTTATAACGCCGTTATACCATCTTGTCAATATAAATTATCACGGTTATAATGGCATCTGAGATGGCATCCGACAAGCCTTTCCTGAGTTTCGTTATCGAGCCAGAATTACTGAAACGCCTCGATGACTTCCGTTTCAAGAATCGGTTCGAGTCGCGGGCTGCCGCAATCAAGTGGCTCCTGGATTGGGCATTGGGACAGAAGCCCATCCCGAAACAGGGGTAGTCCATGCTCGACGGAAGGCCAAAACGACCCAACTACGCGCCGCTTGTTTAGGGATTTGTATTCCTGCGCAAGATCCGCAAAACAACGCTCTCGGGAATCCGGTACATCGTGGGGCGCCCCGGACCGCTCCGCTTTCCCGGTGAAGGGAACCGCAGAACGCCAGGCTCATCCTTCACGAGCATCCGCGTGCGGCTGAAACTCATGTTTAGGAGTTGGGCCAATTCGGTGATCGTGTAGTGCCGTTCAATCTCCATCGTGTCCTGAATCTATCACGCGGCGGTGTCCTTTCTGACCATTCAGCCACAGACGGAGCGCTTCTCGGGTGTTGGTTGTCGCCCGCCCCCGCCCAATTGCATGACGGGCGTCTATTGCGCAACAGCACGGGTTCTACGGTTCGCGCCGGGGTGTGTCCGAGGGAGATCAAAAACGGAAAAAACAAGAACAGGGAAAGGTGGGTGGCCTCTCATCTCCGGGGCACCCGTTTTGTGTCCAGTTTGTGTCCAGCATCAGGGGATTGTGGGTCAAAATGGCGTTTCTGACGTTCCTGTCACAACTAAGAATCAGTAACTTACGTGTTCGCAGTCGGCGTATACACCCCGAATCCCTCTCTCTCCGCCACTTCAAGATCAATAGGATAGTTCCTCCTCGATTTACCAAAGCAGCGAATTGCGCTACGAGGGTGGCGCTCCTGATGGCGTTCCTATCGCTGGTCGGAACAACGCTACTACAGTGTGGAAGCTCCGGACTGGCTGGAGGCTTGCGATCTGAAGAGAGCGGGCAAGACGGACGGGAAAGTGAAGTGGTTTCTATGGGCTGACAAGCCGGACGCCCCTCCAGGCCGCGTGGAAGTCAGTGAATTCCAAGTCCAAGTGCGTGACGATCCCGCCAGGGAAGTATCCTCCGACCTGGGGGTGGCAATACAGCGAGCGCGCCCGAAGCTATTACTGGGCCCGGTGGGAAGCGAGGCTGGAGGATAGCCGCCGCGTTGGCTTGCCGCAGAACAACTGGGCCGCAGAGGAGTGGGCTGTGGAGACAGGGCGCATCATTAAATTCTGGATGGACACCCGGCATCGATGGTGCAGCCTCTACCAGAAGGGCTACAACAATTATGAACCGGCCAAGCGTCACATCGCCCGCGCGACCCTGGCGGCGATCGGCGGCATGATCGTTTATACCCGAGGGCGCAACACCCCGGTGGGACCGGACGCCGAAGAGATGTGGATTCTGAAAACGAAGTATGCCCATCCGGCGCTGCACAACCTGGGCACTCAACTCAAACTGCCCACTAATGCAGACGACAAGTATTACGCCCTGCTGCGGACCTCACGTGACCAGAGAGAGCGCATGGTAGTGGTGCTGAATTATCAAGCCACGCCTCAGACGGTGGAAGTCGACCTTGTTGGCGTGGCGTTGGCGGGATTGCTGGACGTGCGGGACGGCTCGTTTATCGAGCATCGCAAAGTCCAAGTGGAGCTGCCGGCTTACGGTTATCGGTTTTTCCAGTTGGTGCCGGCGGCAAGCTGCACACCGTAAGGGAGCGGTTGAGGACCCACCGTACTGAAGAATGGTAAACTCCGTCTTACCGCGCACCACGAGGCTGCGTTTTCATGACCACGACCAGTCATCGCGAAGCCCTCAAAGACGCAGCCGTCGTCGTCGCCGCGGTGTCCATCGCCTTCCTGCACGCGGCAATACCGGAGCCGCTGCTTCAACATCTACTCTATCTGCCGATCATCTATGCCGGCATTCGTCATGGCTGGCCGGGCGGGCTTGGAATGGCCCTGGTGGCAGCGCTGTGTGATTCGCCGGTTCGATATTGGGAAATCGCGACCTTCTGTTCCGCGGGGATCCTCGCCGGGCTGCTCGCCGAACGGAAGAGGAAGCAGAAGCGCATCTCCGAGGAGACAGTCCAGCGCTTCGAGCGCATGAAACACGCCGAGGGCCTGTACGCGCTGGGGCAACTGTCGGCCGGCCTGGCGCACGAGATTCGCAACCCGCTCGCGAGCATCGCAGGCGCGGTCGGGATTCTGCGG